TGTTTTGGCATGTAGACATATCTTACATGAACATCATTTGCAGGCACTCTATTTTTATCGTACCGTTTTATGATGATATCGTCAAACGCAGCAATAAATTGCGTTAGAACATCTTTAATTTCCCAGTGAAATGTTTGATTGAGCACATTATTATTTATTAATGTATTCGATCTATAAAGTGCTTAGGCAGTTTATTCTTTGTTCTCTTTATAATATCTACGAACGTTCCGTCAAGTATATAAGTGATTGAATGATCATTTTTACTTCTTGTTGCCCTGCCCGCTGCTTGTACTACAGAGTTAAGCATTTTGTTTTCATACCAATTTTTATCAAGCTGAGATAGTTTTTTAATTCTTTTTGAGTACAAGGGCAAAAAAGGCAGTTTCACTATTATTTGAAATCTTGCAAGCTCATCTTTTAAATCCACTCCATAAGCAAGAGAAGGTGAAACCAATATCGTTGCTTGTTTTGCTTCTTTATGTTTTTTTAAAATATCTTCATTTGTAGAAAACGCATTTCTAAATAAAAATCTTTCGTTGGTTCCAAGTTTGTCATGTATAAAGTTCGCTATTTCTTGTGTATGTGTATGAATAACACCTTTTTCATTATTGTGATGTTCTACTATCTCTTCTATTTGTTTGCAAACTTTAGGTAAGGTATTTTTTAAATTTTTATAATTGAGCTTATGTGTGCTTGAAATATAAATTGGTGATTTTTTTGAATCAAATTCACTCTCTGCTTCCACATATGCATACTCCGTTATACCAAGTGATTTGGCAAAGTGGTTATGATCAATAATAGTTGCAGATAGCAACACAACTTTTTCCGCATAACCAAATATGTGCGAAGTTAAAACATTTGCATGCAATGGTGTGAAGCAGACTCTTTGCGAGTCATAATCGATTATATATTCACACTTTGTCCAAAGCTCAATTACTGATGATAGTGAGGCGTGGAGGTTTTTAAAGTATGCATATTTTATTCTATCCTTTTTGCTGACTAAACCTGGTTGTTGCTGCAAGAGCTTCCCCAGCTCTTCAACATGTATTAAAATTGTTTGTATGAGGTTATATAACCAAATGCATGCTTTTTCTTTATTATCAGTAATGAGTTTTGATATATCAACATTGTATTCTTCTAGTTTTTTATACTCTACTTCAGCAGAGAACTGTTTTACCAACTCTTCTTCGAGCTCTGAGGCTTCATCACAGATTATTACATTTTTTCTTTTGACGTGTGGTGGTAGTGCCAAAAACATCTTGTAGTTTAAAACAGACAGCCTTGAAGTCAGGGCCGTATTTCTTGCATTAAAATAGCTACATCTATTTTCATTCCAACACTTATCACGTAATTGTGGAACAAAAGTGCAAGGTGCCAAATCAACCATAAAGTTTTCATCAACATCACAAATATAGTTTTGTTTACCTTTCAAAAGATGGGTGTCACTGAAAAGAGTATTGTATTGATCTTGCAAAGACTTTGTAATGGTCAATACAAAAGCTCCAAACGGTGGCTCAGCCAAACATTGTTCGCCATTTATATAGTTTCCTTCAAAATCCTGTCTGAATGCAGCATATGAATTTATACTTTCTGCAAACTCTTTTGTGGGGAGTTGCGATGCTGCTGCAATGGTTTTCGCCAGTAGACTTTTACCTGAGCCTGTAGGAGCACAACAAATAACAAATTTGTGTTTAGTGAGCTCATGACCTATTTTTTTAAGAATTACACCCTGCTGCTTTGATGGTAAATATGGTTCAGGAAAAAAAAGACCGAGTGATTTATTGAACACAGATATATTCTATATTATACTGGTTGTATTACAAGCTTTTTATTAAAAAGTTTGGATGCCTTTTTATTTCCATGTATTGCCGCACATGTAGTAATGTCTTTGCATTTTTCAGCAAAAGACTCTACTGTATAGTCAAACTCAATGTTGTCTTTAGTTGTATTGAGACTAAACGGGTATGGCAATTCATAAATAATTTTTTTATTTTTATGCATGTCAAGAAGAGTAAAAATACAATAAAAGTCTCTTATAGAAAATAAGAGTAATTTACCCTGTTTAAGTTTTTTGTGTTCAAGTGAAAAAACAATATCAGTTAAAAGATATCTGTTAATGCTATTTTCTATTTCTTCAACTGTTGTCATTTGTTCATAAATTCTATTTTTTGTGGAACTGATAAGCGAGCCAGTCGCTCGTTAAAATACTTCCAAAATGCTTGATTTGCTGGAATAACTTGTATTAAATCACATGCAAGCATGTTTATACATCTGTAATTTTGCATAAAAATATCCCATGTAATAATTAAATTTTTTTGACTGGGGTCAAATTTAGGCATATTGACAGCGCGTCTATAGTTTAGTGCCAGTCTGCCCTCTGTACTGTTCAAAAGAGAAAGAGAGTTAGTGCACAACATTCTTCTTGTTGGACCTGAGCCTGGCTTCAGCCTACGACGGAAAAATTTAATTTCCGCGACGTTGCTTTGAAGAATTGTTTTTAATGTTTGCAGCGATACTTTCATTATCGTTTTTTCGAGGTGAACAAATGCCAAAAATACGTTGCTCATTTAAAAAGATGCCTTTTTTAACAGTACCGAAACCGTCAACTTCAATATTAGCAATAGGTACTCCCAAGTTATTAGGGAAACATACGTACTCTCCTTGTTTTGCTAATTTTACATTAGGACCTGCTACTATTACTTGACCTATGCGCCACGCTTTTGTTGCAGTGTTTATTGGCACGAGAAGTCCGTTGCGCATAATGTTGGTGCCGTCTTCTGTTTCATCAACAAATTGTACAAGGATTATATCATCAAGAACAGCTTTTAAATTGTATCCCATAAAAACAGAGTCAAATGAATTTTTAGGCAATTCAGAAAAGTCAATTAAACATTTTTGTGTTGGTAGTGTGTCAATGTCAGCAGGCATAGAAAGATTTATCTAACTTTCTAGAAAGTCAATGTATTGTTTTACTTCTCTACTTGAGAGCTCAAGATTACAAGCGAACAAAACTGCATCATCTTTTTCAGGTTGTTCTTTATTTGGTTTATTTTTTTTAATGTATTGTATTCTTTTTTGCTTGACCTTGGGTGTTAAGCAAAGAAATAAATTATATAAATCGTTTTTATTATCAAAAACACTTAAAAATTTATTAATTTTATTAGAGACAAGAGCTAGCTCTGGTGAATACATACTGATCCACCTATTCACCATATACGGCGAAAAGGCTGTTTCGTCTTCTATGGTATTAATACATGTCTTTTGTTTAGTAAATAAGATTGATGACAGTGCATCAAAAATAGTCATTAGCTTATAACCTTTGTCGTAGCAAGAAAAATATCTTCGTTCATGTTATAGAACAAATCTATAACATTTTTCATGAATTCATCCGCTTGTTCATCTGTTAAATTTGTTGAATATGCAAAAGCTGGTGCTTTTTTTCCTGCAGTAATATTGATGCCTGTATGACCAAGTGCTGTACCGTTTTTTGTATAGGTTATACTCACACTGCACTTGCCTTTTGGCTGTGTCACACCACCCTGCATGTGTTCTTTATGCACAATTAAATCATCACCATCAACCTCAATAGGAGCATTAATATATTTAACACTTAATATATTTGCAATTTGTGTGTTAAGCAAGCGCTGATACGCTACAGCTCCAAAGTCATCTATATTGGGTATTTCCCATAAGAAGTTTATAGCATCATCACTATATATAAAATCATTGTTCAATACATCTTCACTATCGATCATACCCGCTGCCTCAACCAGCATAGGTGCACGAAAAGCAATTATATTGCCAATAGGGAGCGTATTTTTTCTGAAAAATCTGTAAGCAAATCTTGAATGAAGTAGCTTGCCATCATACATCTTGATATCTGTTATAATCATAAATCAATTATAGTTGTTGTTTGGTGACAATCAACACACTATCCTGCACTTTTTTTAATTTGTTCAAGTATCCAATTGTATGTTTTTGTAATGCCTTCTTTAAGAGGTGCATCAGGCTTCCATCCTAATTTTTCATATATTAATTTGTTGTCAGAGTTTCTGCCTCTTACACCAAGTGGACCAGGAATATGCTTTTTAATGAGACTTTTACCTTCAATGCTGCATGCAACATCTACCAATTGGTTGATGGTTACCATTTCAGCTGATCCAATATTAACTGGGCCCATCCAGTCACTTTGCATTAACCTTCTTACACCTTCCAGACACTCGTCAATATATAAAAAGCTTCTTGTTTGCTCACCGTCACCCCATATTTCTATTTCATCGCCATTTTTTGCTGCAGCAACTTTTCTACAAATGGCAGCAGGTGCCTTTTCTTTCCCATTATTCCACGAACCTTTTGGACCATAGATGTTATGGAATCTTGCAATTCTGGCGTTAATTCCATAATTGCGCGCATAGGCCAAATACAGGCGCTCACTAAAAAGCTTTTCCCATCCATACTCACTGTCTGGATTTGCAGGATAAGCACTATCCTCTGCACAGTTAGGATTATTAGGATCAAGTTGATTGTGCTCAGGATACATGCATGCGCTGCTGCTGTAAAAAATCTTTTTGCAGGTAGAGTTTTTTATGGCTTCAAGTACATTTAAATTAATAGTAGCTGAGTTATGCATTACATCTGCATCATGTTCTTTTGAGAAAATATAACCTGCTCCACCCATATCAGCTGCGAGTTGATACACTTCGTCGGCCACATTCCAACAGCCTTTGGTGTAAACGGCACCTTTTGTTTTTTGTGGATTACGCAAATCGATTTGTTCAAATTCATCAGCGTCACTTTCTCCAAATTCCGGATATTTAATATCTACACCTTTGACATAATACCCCTCTGTTTTTAGACGCGTTACTAAATGCCCGCCTATAAACCCACCGGCGCCTAAAACAACTGCTGTTTTGTTTGAACTCATATTTAAAATATAATTTAAAATTCGGAAATATCAACCTGTTTTAAAGCACAGGATTTATATACATTGTAGAAGTACAAAGTTTCTTTTGGAAAAAAGTCCAATGAAGTGTCACATTTACTTTTTATAAAATCATATGTGTAACGGTACCCTATGACCTCTTTTTCAAGGTTAGTTATAAGATCTTGTTTATTTCTATCCTGGTAGACAGATGCAGGAGCATATATAAGATTTTCTTTAAAAATTTGCTGAATAATATAGCTCGACCATATGTCATCCATGCGTCCTACAAATGGTAACACAGTATAGAATGGAATGACTTCACGAGCTATAAATGTATTTTGGCTATTGAACGGAGAGATTTTATTTCCAAAATACGGGTGTGTGACATTAAACTTTACAAGTGACTTGTAAGTTAGCCTGGCCATTGCATCAATATCGGGGTCACCATCCCACAGGTCAGCCTGTATTAGAACTTTGCGCTTGCGTTTACCCTTGTAGATAACATTGTTTTTTACTTGTAAAAGTTCTATAGGAAACCCCCGATGCCACAGGTAATTGTGGTTTGTAACAGAAAGAGGATCAAATACGTCATTATCTGTTTCATAATAATCGCAAACAATTTCTTTATTTATAAAAATGTTTGTTCCCCAGTCATCATAGGGAATATTATCATCGTCAACAGTTGCTAATACATCAGCTCCTTTGTGGTATGCATAAAGATAACCTATATTGCGTCTTTGTATTGTTTTCCATCCAATAATATTACTCAAAATGGGGTACAGGTCTTCTTGATCTTTAGGAGAAAGATACTTGAAGTTACTATGCTGCGTTTCTAGCTCTCTATACTCTTCTTCTGGTGTTTTAGTATCACCTACTACTACAAAATTCCAATCTGCTTTCTCACAAAACTTTTTGGTTGCCAGTGTGGGGCTATTAATGGTTGTGGTGACGATATATTTTTTTATTTTTTCCATCCTATATATTTTTCTATAAATTTTTCTGTTGTATAGCAGTTAATAGCTTTTTTATGAGCATTTTCAATTAAAGGCAGGTAGTCGGAATAGTTTTTTAATACACCATCTATAATATCTGTTATATTATTGGTGTCAAAATATAAGAAATCAATGTTTGGTTCAAACCACTGTGAAACTATATTGTATTGATCACGCAGCACTAGCATTAAGCTTTTACAAAAAGCAGCTTCAAAACATCTGCTTTTAAGTTGTGGTGTATTTGTGGCTATTAAGTTATGAGTTAAACAAATTCTCGATTTAGCAATTAATTTTAATTTATCACTATAGCTCACATTTTGATCAGTTGTGAGACCGCTAAAATCACCGAAACTTACTAATTTGTATCTGTACTTTGGTAGTACATTAATCATTTCGCGAACATGGCCGTGACTGGCCAACCCGGTGTATATTACGTCAAACTCCTTATTAAAATTATTGGGTATGGTTTTTAAATTGAGCGGAAAAAAAGCGTTGACCCTTTTTTCACGTTTAGTAATTTCCTTTGGGCAAATAGTAAAAATTTGATCAACGAGAGGAACAAATTGATCTGTTCCATCGTCGTGTTTGGCTTGTTCTTCTGTTGAAAAGAAATATTTCGGTACATCAAAATTTTGTTTTATGAGAGTTGGCTCAGGCCATGCACCCACAAAAAGAACACAATCGTTTGCTCTGTCTTCAAATTCTTTAAAATTCCAATATCTTATTGGATCATCATTATAATTATCTTTGAAATTTTCTACTACCTGCATATTAAGCTAATAAAGCAATCATGATGTCCCTGCTGTATTTTGTATTCACTAGATTGTAATTGGGGTTTATTTCTTTTACTGCTGCAGTAATTATATCAAACGTAGGAAATAGTCCCCAACCCATATCATGACCGTCGTCAATCATGATGATGTGATCATTTCTTTTCGAAAAGGTTTTTATTGCTGATAGCTCGTTTAAGAGAGGCACCTCTGATGTTCCATTGTGTGCATCGAGCCAAAAGAAAAATCTTTCATTAGAATTAGCTGTGAGTATATCTCTTAAAAAATTCGGTGAATCACCACCGTAAAAATGAATATTGGGGAATGTATTCTTTATTTTTTTATAATAGGGTATACCAAAGTGATCTACATACTTTTCAACTGTATGTACATTGTCAAACTGACCTGCAAAATGCATTGAAGAATGACCATCAAAAGTGCCAGTTTCGATTGCCGATTTTATTTCTTCAGGATTTTTAATATTATTTTTTTCGAGATTGTCAAAAAGTATATTTAAAACTGTTGAGGGCAGATCGCTGTTGTTAAGAGCAGGCCACGGTTCAAGTACAGGATATCTGTCCAAACATGCCTCCATTTTATTTAAATGGTCAGGATATAGTTCTTGTTTATAGTGTTCAGAGGCTAAGTGTTTCATTGGTTTATAAAAATAATAAGGTCTAAATCCTGCAAGTAATGCTTGCTTGGGTGATTATATTGATCAACTGCAGCACGTACACCCATTCCGAGATTACCATAGTCATGTATAAAGATTAGCGATTTTTGTTTTGTTATTTTTAATGCACTATTAATATCAGTTGTACACCCATCTATTGAATGATTGCCATCAACAAATACAGCGTCAAAATAATTGTTATATTTATCAAAATTATATGTCAAGCTATTTTCATTTATAAATTTAACGTTTGCTTTATCAAGGATAAGTTCACCCGGTCTACAGGGTTGACCTTGGTGTTCATAAGGATACTGAAGATCACTAGCACCATGATAGTCCATTGTTGTAACAGAGCGGAAATTTTTCGAAAAAGCAAGTGCACTTCGGCCGATCCACGTGCCAAATTCAAAAAGCATGCGGTTCATTCCACCATAAGTAGCAATAAATTTTAGTGCACTGTCGTCTGTTGATGTGGGCTCAAATTCAGGAACACCGTCCCATATTACAATAGGATTTGTTTTTTCAACAAGATCAAATTCAGAGCTTGATAATACATTTACCATATTTGATATATAATCTCTTTTTTAAAAAACTCTACGATCTAGGTAAAAATACCACATATCCCTGATGATCATAATATTTTTTTATGTTATGAGTGTCACTAAAAGCTTCATAAAACCCATTTAAATTGTGTCCGCATACTTGTTGTCTTGTTGTATTATGGCCATGTCTTTTAGAATGTTCATCAAAGGAGCCGCATTCATAATTACCATCTTCGTACATCCATAAATCATCACATATTATAATATCTTTTTGTTTTCTTTTGTGAATAGCAGTCAGCTCTGCCTCTAACGGCACCCGGGTATTATAATCTTTTTCAGTCATATGACTGCTAAGACCTGCGTCTGCTCCAGGAAAGTGAGCATCCAACCAAAAGACAATAGGCTCAGTTATTTGTTCACATAATTGCTGTATAATACTTGCAGAATTGCCCTCCACAATTTCCACATTGCTATTGTGTTTATACTTTGCTTTTGCTTGTTCGGCAAGAGATTTATCTATCTCTATAGAAATAATCTTTTTAAAACCTGCATCCAATGCATAATCAGTTCCATCACCATATAGTGTGCCTGTTTCTACAAAAACATTTATACCTGTCTTTTCTTTTATTTCTTTTAAATTAAATTTTCTTATTGTTCCCATTTGTTATAAATGTTACATTATTTTCAGTAATGTGTGTGTAGTTAATAAACCCCCAATCAGGTTTGTTTTTATAAAACGCGTTCATTTTGTATGAGCCATCAAGTAGCTTGCGGCCCCATGACACTTGTGGAGCAATACCTGAGTGTGCAATATGATAATATGGTGCGTTTAAAAACGCTAGCTTCACTCCATGGTTGTGTAGATTCCATAAAATTTCTCCGTCCATGCCAGTTTGCCATCTTTCATACTGTCTGTGACTTTCATCTTCTTCATCGTAACCGTGGCCGTTGTTTAACAGCGTGTCACGTGCTACAAACAAAAAATCACCTGCATAACCACCACATATACACTCGTCAGGTAATCCTGGCTCTTTTAAAACAAGTGTATCTTTTATTTTAATTTCGTTTTCTGATAAAAATTCTACGTTATACCTTTCTAGGGGTCGAAAGAAATTTAACTCATTAATTTTATCTTCAAGTAAGATATTTTTAATTTCAGACCACATCTGTTGTGGTATAACAATGTCTGAATTTGTTAATAAAATATAGTCATTTGCAGCAGCTCTTATACCTATATTTTTTGCATAGTATTCATAGAAAAGCTTGGGGTTGAGTTTTTCGTTTTCTATGACCTCTTTTTCTACAACTATATTTTTAATTCTTTTATCGTGAAGAACATTGTATAAATCAGAATTAATATGAAGATATTTGTTATCTAGAGGTGACCAGTCAACAATAATATACTCAAAATCAATGCCGTTTTTTTCTAGAAAAGCTATATTGCTTGTTAGTGATCTTTTAAGTCTCAATATAAAATCTTCTGCAAAACCATCATCACGTCCTACTGCAATTATTGAAATTTTTTTCATTTATTACCACTTTTCTAACACCCAATTAGGGTTAGTATATATTTTATGACAGTATTCAAAGTTTTTCCAGGCATGAAGCAAGGGGTTATTTTTTTCACTTGTACTCTCTATTCTGTAGTATAAAAAAACATCTTTTTTCTTTATCATGTGAAGGATATATGAAAGTGAAGTTTCTATGGTATGAACAGTTTGTGCATTTTGTAAAATCTTTATCCAGTCGAATAACGTATAGCCTTGTTCATAGTTGACCTCTATTAGGGGTAAATTTGATTCAATGTTAATATCTGTTCTGATTAATGGTGTGCCAGCACCCCAATGCTTGTTAATGACATTATAAGGACCAGAAAAGTTAATTTTTTTGTTAAAAAGCTCATCTTCTTTATGAAGATTGCGGTTAAGCGTTACATATTGATCCCAATCTTCACACGTTAGACCAACAATCTCATATTTAGCTTGCATGATGTATCGCCACATGCCACCGTATAGTGCAAAATGACTATATTGTAAGGGCATATATATAAATTGGTCATTTTTAATGATATTTTGTTCTTCAGATTGATAGAGGTCTTTTCCTAAAAAGTCTTCATTTTCATTAACAAAATTTATATTTTTTGGCAGTATGAAATAATCCTTAACTTTATAATATTCGTCACATAGTGGCCATATGATCTGTGTAGGTTCATACTTTTCATTCACTTTGCATACAATTTTTTGAATATAAAATATATCTCCCAGTCCACTAGGCTGTTTTATTAAAACATAATCCATGTTAGTTGATGTTTGCTTCTTTGACAAAAAGAAAAGGATAGTGCTGATAAATCCAGTCTTCAGGGATTTTATATTTTTGAAGGTTTTTAAAGTTCTCTTCCATCGGCTCGCTTAAAGAGTGATACAGGTCAGGTGACAGCTTTTTAAAGATGTCCTCTAATTCATCAGGTGTGTTAAATGTGAGCATTCCTTTTGTATTAAAAAACCGTGAAACATCGCTGCCCCAATATACAGGTATTGTTCTTGAAGCGAAACAATCTAAAAGCTTTTCTGAAAAATAATAATTTGGTTGGCTATTTTCAAGTACGATGGAAAAATAATAATCGCGCAGGCCCTCCTCTTTAGTTTCTATTTTTTGAAACCCATTACCAAAGTGATCCACTCTTGAACTAAAACGTTGTATTATTTCCTGTCTAAATGCATGGCCTTTTGTCATCCTTTTATTTGATGCAATCATTGAGCACATTTTTGTTTTCTTAGGCGTGGTATAATTTTGAACCCAGCAACAGCCAAAAGGATAAAAAAGAAAATTACGACCTGTATCAAGTAATTTTTTGTCAAAAGTAAGTATGTAATCAAACTTTTTGTGGTTTTTATCCACATAGTCGTAGATTTGTGGATTAATGTCAGGCGGCTCGATAAGCAGCGCTACTTTGCATTTTGAGTGTTTATACTTATCAGCCTCGTGTAAAAAAAGATCGGTAATAAAAACTGTGTCACTTACAAGAACGTTGTCTCTTTCCCACTGAAAGTGCGAAGGATAGTACCCATACGACATTGATTGATTTTTAGGATGGTGCGCAAAATTGCCATCACGTAAATTAATTTTTAACATAAAGTGCATCTCCCCATGTTTGACCTGCCCAGTTTGTTTCAACCCTGTTGAAGCCGTATTTTCCTAAAAATTCATCCATTTCTTCCACATGTGCGCAATTTTCGTAAACTTCAGCTCGATTTACTTCCGACATGATCCACTTAACATTTTTAAGAGTTTTACGAGCACCGCGCAGTGCTTCAAGTTCAAAGCCTTGTATATCTATATTGAGGAAATTATACACAGAACTGCATTCATATCTGTCTAGAGGTTCAATCTTTATTTTAACCTCATTATGAAATTTTATACCTGGATACTGTTCTAAATGTATTTTAGGCTTGAGAACAGAGTTGCTCTGACCGTTATTTTCTGTTTCACGGTAAAGCGTCATTTCACATGAAAATGGCCCCAGTCCTTTGTGAATGGTGTGTATTTCTACGTCTGTGTCAAGACCGTCAGTTTTGTTTTTTAATACTTTGTAATTGTCCTCGTCAGCTTCAAACAAAACTATATGTCTCACATCTTTATCTTTTAGATAGACATCTAATTCTTCACCATGGTGACCACCGATATGTATTATACCTGTGATGTCCATATTATATTTTGACTTAGTATTGAAGTAGTCCAGCAGCATAAAAAAATAGTATAGCTATGTGTTTATTTTTATCCAATCACTTTCATAAATGTCTTGATAGTTTTTTGGACCGTCAACATTGAACCAACGATCAGGTGTGTACACTCTTTCCTTTTCTTTACCCAAATATACTCCCCAGCATGAAAATGAACTGTTTGACATAATAATTGCATCACATTGAGACAACAAATAGAGATCTTCAAGCTCACTCTTACTATTGCTAATAAAAACATTGTCGAGTGCCATGTACTTGTTGTAATCGTTGACATTGTCAGTTACTACGATTGGTGCATATTCAGACAGATCAAAATTACAGAGTGCGTTTATGTAGTAGTCACGATTGCAGATATAGTGTGTAGACATGTAGCCGGGCAAGAGGTAGTCACCGAGTCGAATATGTATGCCTAACTTTTTTGTGGACATTCTTCCTAAAGTGTTATCTATTTTTGATTTAATTTCATCGGTAAAGGTGAAAGTGTCTTTAATAAGGCTTAAGTTATGGCTAAAATGTTTTTTTGACTGAAAATAGCCGTCAATTATCATATCTTTTTTATCAGTGATAGGTGAGTATGACCAATCAGGTTCATGAAATATCTCTTGGGGTATAAAGTCTGTCTCTTTAATTTTTTTATATAATGTATTTTTAAACTGATCTGGTGACTTGCCCTGTCCTCCTGCATGTTGAAAAGCACCATAATTGATCGCAAAGTCTGTCTGCAGATCGACAGCTTTGCTTATGCCTGCAGCAATGGTGAACATTTGATTGCCTACACCACCTTTCAGTCTTGGTATGATCATATTAGCCTCCAGGATGTATTGGTATATTCTTGTACTTTTTCTTTGGGTGCTGTTTCAACAAAACTACATAGTTGTCTGTTTTGTTCATGATATGGATTTTCAACTTTGGGTGAAGCACCTGCACCATCATGGGGCATATGCCACAACGCGGCTTCAGGGTCTGTCAATCTTGAAACAGTAAAGCCCATAATATGAACACGTTTTGGAAATTCGTTATCTTCATAACCCCATCCTTTAAAGTTAGGATTATATCCATTGGCTTTAATAATGTTGTCTCTTCGACCCAAAACACAACCACCAACACTGCTATGTGCACCAACTAAAATATTTCCATCATTGTAGTTAATAGATAAGTTGTTTGGCCAGTATTTTAAAATATCATTAATGTCAAGGGTTTGTGCAAATTTAGCTTTTATTTCTGTTGAAACACAAAGAAACAACCCATTATATGGATAGACGAGTCCTGCGTTATCATTAGCTTTTAATTGATTGATTGAATCAATAATTTGATTCAAGGGCAGAATTGCGTCAAGATCATGAAATGCCAATATCTCTGATTTTGCCAATATTATGCCTTTATTAAAGGCTGCACACTTATTCCATTGATCAGTATTTTTAGTGTAGATGTATGTGTCATTTTCTGTAAGATCTAATACACATGGAAGTTTTTGTTGTTTATCATCCTCTATAAAAATGCATTTATAGTTTGTTGCGTGTGCCCTGTAATAGTTGGTGATAATTTTTACATTCTGGGCACGTTCATGTGTGTCAAGTCTCACATGAAATAAAAAAGTTAATCCTTGTAAATCATGTTTCATGGCTGTGAGTGTTTTTTGTGTATTTCTTTAAGTATCTTTTTGACATCTTCAACCGATGTGTCAGGTACAGCGTTTTGCCATGCAGGTAGAAAGTTGTGTTTTTTTTGAAAAAATTCTGCTCCTTTAATGATGTTTTCTTTCCAATCAGATCTTGGTCTGATGGCGCTGCTTTCCTCTGAACACGCAAGCTCATCCAACAATTCATGGCTATTTGCAAGATCAGGCCAATTCCAGTAAGGTGTACAATATCCCGCTTTTGCTATGCGGTAGTCATGATCAACATGTTCAAAAGCATTGCAATAGTCTTCATCAATTAAGCCCACCTTTTCAAGTACTTCGCGTGTATAATAACAAAAAGCACCAACACTATGTGCATTTATGGCAATTTTGCATTTTCCATAGTCAATAACATATCTCGGGCCTGGCTTGCCTTTTGATACATTGCCCCTGTTTGCTGGCCCATGATAGCCAAAATTAAAATGTTGTATACCTGTATGCTTTCGCGCCTCTATATATTGATTAAAAACACTGCCATCCCTAACAATAATATCATCCTCTATAACAAACATGTGGTCGCAATTTTGTTCCAATAAATATTTAAATATTTTGTTTTTTGATTTACCAACACCAACATTTATCTTGTTATGAATATAATAAAAATCGATTTTTTCTTGTAATTTTTGAATATCCTCAAAATCTGATCCATCATTTACAACTACCAGAGTAAATTCATTGGGTATAGATCCAATACATTTTAAGAAAAAATCAGGTCTATTACATGTTACTATGCCTATTCCTATTTTATCACCCATTGTATTTTATAATTTTATAATAAATACTTTAAATGGCAACAAACCCTTCAAATTCAAATGCTATTAATATTGCGAGTCTTCCTCAGGCTCAGCTCTTGCTTGATGGTGATCTGTTGGTTACAGAAACTGCAAACGGAACACAAACAATTGACTTTGCAAATCTAAATCTAGTAAAAACAGATATTTTTGGAAATGCCACAATTGTTGGTGATCTGACAGGCAAAAATGCATTATTGGCAAATGTTCAGGTGACGTCACTTTCGGCTCTTGATGTTTTTACAACAGGTGGACAGGGTGTTAATTCATCAAATGACTATTATGATCGCTTTACCATACAAAATGGTATTGTGTTAAGTGCCACCAGAAACACTGAAAATAATCCAATTTACAAGCAGATTACAACAAGTGTTATACCTGCAACAACAGGCTACTTAGCGACTTTATTTAGACAGGTTGCAGAGGAGTCAGGTGTTGCAACTATTGCAGCTGGCAGTGCAAGGTCCACTGATATAACACTTAACAGCTTTTTTAGTCAATATCCATGGATTCCAAACGTTGGTTATATAACACCGAGTTCATTTACACTCGTGCCCTCTACACCCAGCGTACTCAACACAAGTGTTATAGATAGATTAGCTATTCTTGTTAGTGGTATAACACCACTTGCTCCGTTTACACAAAACTCTCTGTCTGGTGCATTTTTTAATTTATTTGCACAAATACCTGGTCTATCAGCTCAGCCGGTGATACCGGTAGTATTAAATCAAGACATCACTCAACCGGCCGGAACTAATTTAAGGTTCAATATCTCACTCGCATATCCGGTTCAGACGGATGTTAATATCTATTGGAGACTTTTGGTGGTTGATTAATCTTTTGTATGAAACAAAAGAGCTTTTGTTATTCTTCCTAGAGCTTTGTTATTATCTAACCCCTCGTCAAGAAGTCTTTTATATTCTTTTTTGAAAGATACAACAAAATCTTCACTCAAGTGAAAATTGCGCGGATACATGGTTCTCTTAACTATCTTAATGGGTTTAAATCCCTCTTGTAATTGTTGTAGTTTTTGATTGAATTTGCTCACATTATTATTTAATACCACGTGTAAGCATGTTTCTAAACTTTTGCTCTTCTTGTTCTTCACCGTGAACCTTTTTCTGTATGCCCAGAAGAGCCTCCATTTCTTCCAGCTTTTCGCCGCTAAAAATACTGCCCTCGTCAACTAAACCGCCAGTAGGACTGATATATAGTTTTATGAGCTCTGTTCTTTGTTCTGGTGTGCCAAATATTTCTATAACCGGTGGTCGGTCTTCGTCGGGAAAAAACGGTGATTTGCCTGTTTGATTGAATCCATATGTTATGACCTTGAAGATGTTATCTATTTCTTTTATAAATTCAGGATCAATTTCATGGCCCTCTTTGTGTACAATGGGTACAGGTGCTGCGGCGGTAATAGGTAAAAAGAAAATAATATCTAAAAAGTGCATACTCTGTTGCACAAGAGGAATGCATTTTCTAATAAAATCGTCATCTATGTCGCTGCTCTTTTTCTCATTATTCCAGAGTGAGTACACAATGTTATCTAAAGCACATCTATCAAAAATAATAAAATCATCTTTTGATGATGACTGGAGATCATCAAGAATACAATTGAGTATTGTCCATTGACCTTCTTTTGTGCACTGTTTATTGAGTGTAATGTTTTTTTCTTTTACAGCTTTTCTGTATGATTCAGCAGACCGTTTGTACATTGGCCATTGCTTAAGAAAGTCATTGATTAATGTAGTCTTGCCTTGACATGCTGATCCTGATATTGCTATTCTCATAGTTAGTTATTTATACCTTTAAAGCTTTATCCCAAATTACAAGCTGCAGTCTGGGAGAGAAATTAACATGCATAGCTTTAGCATACTCTGCAACAGCTGCAGCATTTTGTATGTGCTCTTCACGTGAGCCACAACATGGCATAAACCAAATTTTATTTAAAGGTACATTAATACCGTGTTCATCTTCCACGTACTTTTTCCATATTTCTTCTATGTCACGATCAGATGTTATAACAAATTTAAATCCTGAATTGTTAAATACATGCCATTTTAAAACATCAGGATTGTATGTTTTTTCTTCTGGGTCACCATTTGTGGTTAACTTGGGTGATGTGGTGAATGTTGCCATCCAGAGTGTAATCCATTTGCTGTCCGGTAAAATGGTAGCATTAGTTTCAAAGTCTATTACTGGTGTAAATTTATATCTATCTACAAAGGCTCTAACAAATTTTAAAAGTTGCTTTTGCTGTATAATGGGTTCTCCACCTGTTAACTTCAATATTGCTTTGTGTCTAAGATGTTCTATATAATTGTTGTCTTCCATCATTTCAAATATTTCTTGAAAGGTCATTTTATTCTTTACAGACCATGAAACAAATGAATCACACCCATGTGGTGAGTCTGCAGAAGCGAACCCTTTGCAAGTGAGATTGCACATTGCAAGACGCATAAAGACAGAAGGTTTGCCAATAAATTCACCTTCACCTTCGATGGTATAAAATACTTTATCGTCAGATAAAAACAGTGCCTCTTTGGTAACATCGATATTTTCCATCATGTAATAATAGTATCTTTTTTATGTTGTTCAACATGTAAAAGTGTGATTAAATAATTTTACATGAAAAAAACTAAGCCGAGCCGTAAACAGGCTGGTGTAAGGGGTCAACAAAACATTGATCAGTCTCCGTATGTAGCTCAGCGTAATAAAATAGATTATGAGCTTAAAATAAAAGAGTTGCCCTGGACACAAAAACAAAAAGCAATAATAGATCTCTTTAATCATAAAAAGACAAAACTGTTAATACTTAAAGGACCTGCAGGCACAAGTAAAACTATATTATCCATGTATTTGGGTCTGCAATTGCTTAACAACAAAAAAGTTTCTGACCTAGTATTGGTAAGATCCGCAGTTGAAAGTGCAGATTCAAAACTTGGCTATCTCCCCGGGGATATGATGGAGAAGTTTGGTGTGTATCTTGCTCCTTTTAATGAAAAATTTATTGAGTTGTTGGAAGATCAGCAAATAAGGCGTTTAGAAAAAGACAATAGAATTACTATGTGTCCAATTAATTTTGCTAGAGGGCTTCACTTTTCTGTTAAATTTGTATGCTGTGATGAAAGTCAGAATTTAACACTGCGCGAATTGCAAACACTTTTTACACGCATAGGAGAATTTAGTAAAATAATAATTTGTGGTGACCCTGATCAGAGCGATTTGCCCATGGGCAAATCCGGCTTTAACACTGTGTACAATGCCTTTAATACAGTTGAATCACAAGAACACGGTATTTTTTGTGTGGAGCTTACTGAGGAAGATATTGTTAGATCAGAGCTATGCAGGTATGTGACCCATGTATTTAAGGGTCTTTTGCCTCCTGCATCATCTACTAAATAGCGTTTAAATCTTTTAACTCTTGCAGGGCTTGTAATACGTTTGTGTTGGCTGCAGCTATATCTTGATCTGTTTGATTTTGTACAGTGATGGCTTTGTGTTTGATTTGCACGACACTTGGATCGGCATTCAAACCAAGTTGTTGTGATATGGCGTTAAGAGTGTTGGACAAATCTCTTCCTATCTTATCAAAGTGTGGATCTCGTGTCACGGGAGGCAATCCACTGTTGTTGTATATGCCTGTTGTATCAATGCGCGGCTTGCCTTTTACTTGGTTATTGTAAATCTGTTCAAGATCTTTTGCAGTTTGACCATCAATGCCGTTATCGATTATTACCGGTGCAGTGTTCTTTATGAGATAGTCGGAAATTTCACCACCATAAAGCTGGTGTTTTGTTTCACTATTCATTAAACACCCCAGCTTGTACCGCCGAAAGGATTGCTCCACCCTGACGTTACTTTATTACCTACTGCAGCTGGCTTTGGTTGATTGGTCGGAACAGGTCGTAAAGCCGCTACAGGCTCAGGCTTTACAACTTCAACAGTTTGTTTACCATCTTTAGGATCAGATCTGGATGGCAGTATATCACATAAATTGTATTCTACTGATGCAGAGTTTTTTTCATGTTCCCAGACTTCGACACGCTCAACCCAACATCTACTTACAGTTTTTTCACGTACATATACGTCAGCAATAGTGAATACATATTCGGTAAATCTTTCTATGCCTACGCCTCCTTCCATTATGCGAAGGTCACATATGCCTAATGCATGCAGCTCTTTGAACTTTTCCATGCATGGATCATCTGCAGATATTAC